GCACACCACAGCGGCAGGGATTAGCAATCGCTCCCTAGACATCATTAATGAGCAGGAGAAGCCCGTGACGCTGGCTAATGCGGCGGATGATGCCCTTGCCCTCGTTGAGCGCATTGAGTCGGGAGACATTATTCAGGGCGAGCTAGGAGTGCCCACTCCCATTGAGTCCATCAACAAATTCCTTGGAGCCCCCAGGCCGGGCGAGCTAATTACGATTGCTGCCCGTCCTGGTGGGGGTAAAAGTTCGCTTATGCGTGGGCTGGTGCGGCACATTGCCGAACACTTTGGCCGGACGCTGTTGTTCTCACGGGAGATGCCAATGACGGAGCTTGTGACGATATTTGCACAAGAAGCCTCAGCCGTGTCGTGGCGTGAAGTGCGGGACGGCACCTGCCCGCATGAACAAGTGGAAAAATTCAAGAAAGGGCTGGCTCGTGTTAAGGGAATAGGACCGCGCCTAATTATTAACGACAGGGACAGGACGGTGGACCAGCTAATTGCCCGTATTGCCGCCGCATCACGCTCTGAGAACCCCCTGAAGGCCGTAGCCGTTGACTACCTCCAACGCTATGACCCACAGCAGGAGCGAGGGGAGACAAGGGACATGGCTATTGGACGCTTCACAATGTCCCTCAAGGATGCGGCGATGCAGCACAATGTCCCTGTGTTCCTTGGGGCGCAGATTGGACGGGGATCAGAAAGAGAGACACGCGCCCCACGCTTGTCCGACCTACGGGAGAGCGGCAATATTGAGCAAGACTCGGATCGCGTTTGGTTCATGCACATTCCAGAGCAGACGCCAGAAGGTGCGCCACAGGATGCTAACGACCAAGGGCTCCCCGTCATTTACGTTCAACTCCTACAGGCCAAGGGGCGAGGGGATGGACTGGGAAAGATTGACTTAGCGTTCCACCGACGCATCACGACGTTCGGCGAATGGCGGGACTGGATTAAATAACCACCAAACACTTGACAACCATCACCAACCCCCTATAAACCATCATCAACAACACACAACTAATGACACATCAACAAGCATTACTGGAGGACACCTGCACGTTCCCATGGTATACCATCTCCCTGCACAAGCGTTGTGCGGCACACATTGACAAGCTGGAGGCAGACGTAAACGACCTCGCGGAGGTTGTGGCGGTATTGCAGGCTGAAAACCAGCAGGCAGATGACATTATTCAATCTCTTCTAAGGCTGATTCCGAATAACGCTGAAGCCTTGGAAATCATCAAAGACACATTCCACTCCACCGAAGGAAATTAATATGAGCCGCACACTGCAAGAAGACGACCGCCCCATCAATCCCTGTAAGAAGTTCCTACGCTGGGCTTCTGGTGACAAATGCTGGCGTTACTGGGACAAGGAATCCGAGAGTATGGAGCTTGTTCCACACAAGACCCCTTTCATTGTCCTAGATCAGCTTTCCACCTGCTCTGGCTTTAATGACCGTAAGAACTGCGGCGTCTGGTCTAACGAGGTTCGCAACCTGAAGCTCCCCATGCGAGTGCAGGACAAGGACGGCGAAGTGTTCTCTGGCCCCTGGCGCGAAGTGAAGGAGAAGGTGCATTACGCCAAGTTCTGTGCCTCTGTTTACGCCGTTGCCAAGCTGGGAGACGACTACGAGATTGTGAACTTCCAATTGTCCGGTGCCGCACTGAGCGGATGGATTGACTTCCTTAAGGAACTTGGAGGCTCCAAGGCCGTCTATGGTGACGTTGTTGTTAGCGTCCCGTCCGTTGGCGAAGGCAAGAAAGGATCGGTGAATTACTCATTCCCAGAATTTAAGGTGGTGAGTAACACCCTCTCGGACGATGCCAAGGCGAAGGCAGACGAGGCCGACAGCACCCTCCAAGCCTACCTCACCGCATACTTCGCCGCAACCCCAGAAGGCAAGGCCGCAAAGGTGCACAGCGAGGAGATGGAAGCATACCAGCCTCCCGCTCCTAGCCCAGAGCCCACGCTGCCCGCCGAAGAAGACGACGAAATGCCCTTTTAATTTTTGGTTAGTGTGTTCGTTCATAACAGCCCTTGCTCCGTGGGGTTAATCACGGAGCACCAATTTGAATGGCAAGAGTAGCCAGAACACGCAACGGGGGCAAATGGACGGAAAGCCAATACTGGTCAGCCATTCGTTCCGCCCTCCGTTCTAAGTTCCGCTACTGGACCCCCGCCACACAAGCCCTGAAAGCCGCCGAGCGGCCCTCCAAATCCAAGAACAAACGTCTCAAATATGAATATCAATGCGCTAAATGTAGGAAGTGGTTCAAGCGTGCCGACGTGCAGATTGACCACATCATCCCATGCGGGAGCTTGAAATGCGCAGGCGATATTCCAGCTTTCTTAGAGAGACTAACCCCAGAGGATTCGGCGGCTTTCCAGGTGCTGTGCTCCAAGGACCACAAGATTAAAACCCAAGCAGAAAGAAAGAAGCGTAAATGAAACGCTCCCCCCTTCGCCGCATCAGCAAGAAGCAACAGGAACGACTACGCACCTACTACCCCCTCCGCAAACAATACCTCAAGGACCATCCCACCTGCGACCTGTGCGACAACGCCGCCACCGACATTCACCACACTAAGAAACCAAGAGCCACCTACCTAAACGCCGTAGAGACATGGATGGGACTGTGCCGCATTTGCCATTCGCGAATAGAGAATGACAAGGCATGGGCCAGAGAGAACGGCTACCTAGAAAACATATAACATGACACAAGAAAGCATCACACAGCTAAAGAAGGTTCAGGAATATCTCATTGAGGATATGTATTCCTGCTACTGCGACATCATCAACGGCGAGCCACAGGCGGAAGTGGACCTGTTCCAATCCCTGCAACGCCTCAAGACATTTTCAGACGCCGTGCAAGGACTGGAGGCCGTAGATGGGTTGCAATACGCCTGTGAGTCTCCCGCCTAAGTGCTACCAACGACAAGGCGGCAATGGATACGAATACATTTGCGAGTCCTATGGTAGCTCCAGAGACTCAGACGAGGAATACATCATTGACCTACACCCCGATCATTTCGGATGCTCCTGTAAGCGTGACGACTACGTTTTACGGCCAAAACGCAAGCAAGGGGTTGACATTTCCAACATCTGCAAGCATACAGCCTTGGCAATGCAGCAGTTCTACATAGACCACATCATTAACAAAAAGAAATAGAATGACAATGACGGACGAACAAATTGCGGCGAAAATGCCGGATGGATACTATCGGGTGGACAGTGGCGAATACAAGGAGGGAGACCTGGCAGTATTCACCACGGCATCTAAATTGGGGTTTAGCCCCGTTTCCTACACCCATGTGGGTTGCGAGATTTGTGCCCCGTATGTAGTAGCCCGCCCCATGAAGGGCTACAAGCCAGAACCCACCACCGTTAAGGGGTGGCTAGAAACACTCCCTGACGGCTATCGAGAGCGTGCGATCAGTCAGGGTGATAAAAATTGGCTGGATGATATGTGCGAGGATCTTTCGGACGCCATTCATGATTTCCAAGAATGGCACATCACGGAGGAGGGTGTAGACTTCTGGAATAGGATGGCTTGCTGGTCTATCGGCAGCGAAGGACCGCCCCCGCTACCGGAACAAGAACCGCTGAACCCCGCAAGCGACACTCCCCCCCTGTTCCCCACAGGCGCAGAAGCCCGCAAGGAATACCCCGTAGGCACGTTCATTCGTGACTATTTCCCCCACGCTATTGCGGCCCTAGCCCACCACAGCTACAAGGCGCAGCAACAGCATGGACCAGCCACCAATGGAGCCCCTATGGAATGGCTGAAGGAGAAGAGTGTGGGAGACGGAAATCAAATGACGCGCCATTTCATGGAGCGCGACAACGTAGCTACGGCTTGGCGGGCATTAGAAATCCTTGAACGGGAGCTGACGAAATGAAAATCACTATTGAATCAACCCACCACCAATGACACATAACGTTCCACGAACATACGAAGCCCTTGAGCAACTGGCTAAGACCAAGAGCGCGCAAGGCATGAGGATTAGTATGTTTGAAGAAGGGGGATACTGGCACTGGCAATGGTGCATAAGCGGCATTCCCGGCATTATTGATTCTGGCAGCGTAAATGCGCCCAAGCCTATAGCCTTCGCTATGGCTGTGCGCTTCATCTAAACAACAAGCAACATGAACAGATTATTCGCAGACATTGAAACCAGCCCCAACATTGGATTGTTCTGGAGGTCGGGATACAAGCAGAACATATCCTACGACAACATCATCCAAGAGCGAGGCATCATTTGCATTGGCTACAAATGGGAGAACGCCAAGCGTCCCGAATGTCTTACATGGGACGAGAACCAGGACGACCGTGAGATGCTGGAAAAGTTCACTAACATCTTGGCTGAAGCCGATGAGGTGGTGTTCCACAACGGGGACCGCTTTGATCTTCCTTGGATTAGGTCTCGCGCCCTCATGCACGAGATTCCTGCATGGCCTGAGCCCAAGAGCCTTGACACCCTTCAGTGGGCTCGACGTCGCTTCTATTTCAACTCCAACCGCCTCGACTATCTGGGAGAAATCCTAACGGGGGCAGGCAAGCTGAAAACGGAATACGGGATGTGGAAAGACATCCTCCTTAAGCAGTGCCCAAGTGCTATGGCAAAGATGGTGCGGTATTGCAAGCGCGACGTTGTGAAGCTCCAAGAAGTTTATGAACGCCTCGCCGCATACTCTCCCGCAAAAACCCACGCTTCCGTCCTCAACGGTGGAGAAAAGTGGATGAGCCCACACGTTGCCGGATCAACGGACGTTTGCCACAACAAGGCTCATGTCACGGCTGCCGGCACGCCTAAGCACTATATGCGCTGCAACGTCTCCAACCGCACCTACAACATCTCTGCCACTGCATACAAGCACTACTGCGAGTGGCGGCGGGACAACCCCAGAAAGGATGGGAGATGAGAGATAAGAACTACAAATCATACGAAGAAGTGGAGAAAGAATCTATATACGTTGGTCCTCTACAACCCCACGCAGACGGATGGGTGGACTGGAGCGACACCATGAAAACGTTCAAGTGTAACGACACAGTTTTCCATGGGGCCATAATTAACGGAGGCGATGAAGATGTGCTGGATGTGGGCACACACACCAATAACTGCGTCTTCCAGGACTTTGATGTGTTTGGGGATACTTCCCGCTACATCATCACCCTCAAGAGCCACAGCGAAGGGAACGTGTTTGAGCGCTGGCGTGTTCACGAGCACGCTATGCGCTGCGATATTCAGCAGGGCAATTGGAGTGATTCAGACAACGGCACCAACCGCCGCAACCTCTACCGCGAATGGGTGAGTGAAAAAGAAAAGCCCTTCACATATTCCTATCGCTTCTTTAGCGGAAGCAAGCCCAAGTTCGAGAACATGGAGGTGAAGCACCTCTGGTGGCTCTCTGCGGCCATTACAGCCTACTTCTGGGGCAAGTGGGTATGGGTTAAGGTGTGCGGCGCCCGTCCCTGAAATTAAGCTGGCGCATAACTTCCTTCGTCGCAATCCCCTTTTTTTGCAAGTAGTATAGGTATGCGCGTGGGTTGGGATGCGACTGGAGTTTTCTGCGAATCCAATCGGCCCGCGCCCCATCAGCAACTCCAAGACCCAGCACCAAGCGGTCAATGGCATCAATGCCCTTAGCCTTGTTCCGCTGATCCTGTCTATTCTTTTCATACAGGGACTTCGCCAATGCTGGGTCAGCTTTCGCAATCTCGCGAATCTCAGTCAGCCTTTTCTTATCGGACAGGCTAAAGATTTTCTCATCCCAAATTTTGCTTGGGGTTTCGCGCTCCACCTTCGGGATGTCCACAATCACGCCGTCCATTGCGTTCAGGATGTCCGTTGACCCCATACCTGCGGACTTCATCACCTCAATGCGCTCATCATCACTCAGTCCCAGTGTAGCTAGGTTTTTAGCGTGACGAATGTTTAGCTCTTGCGCGTCACGGAATGCGGAGTTGTTCTTTTGGTAGGCCGCCTCAACCTCCTCTGGCGAAAGGTTTCCGTAATCCCTCGCATTGGTGTAGTTGGCCTTTGCGAGCCTGCTTTTTCCAACAGTATCCTTGATTCTAAACCTTGCTCCCTTTTCAATGGTGAAGTCATTGACCCTTCGGCCAACCTGACGAAGCACGACATCTTCGGTGGAGAGGTTGCCCTGTCCGCGTGTTGCAGCACCCAACTTTTCAGCCTCGCGCATGATGCCGGGAGTAAAGGCTTCAGTGACAACCCACTTGGTCCGGTCCCATGCGTTATCAAACCGCTTAACCTCTGGACTCAGTTCTCTACCGCTTTCTGGGTCCCTGCCGCCAAAACCAGCATACACTGCACTGCCAACAAAGGTTCCGGTCCCAACAAACTCATCAACCAAAACATCTATTGCCCCCTCTACTGGTTGTCCAAGCAGTCCTTGATGGAGCATATTTAGGCCAATTGAATGCGGCACAATATATGAGGGATTAAGATATTTCCCAGATTGGGAATCTTTATCATAAGTGATGGCGAGCAAGCTATTCTTGTCGTATTGTGGAAGCACGGTCTCCTTTAGTGCAATCTCCTCCTCCCTGCCAACGCCCCGCGCCGCATTGAGTCCTTGGATGCTGCCGTAGGTCATGCCATACAGCGCAGTAAGGGACGCAAGCCTACGAAGTCCCTCTGCCCGCATGGCCTCAAGATTGGCTGGACCCAATCCATCCACCCCCTGCCCGTAGGTTCCATCAAGCATTTCCCTAATGATGCGGCCTTGGTTCCACTGGTTGCGCGCAAACTCCATGGTGAATGAAGCAAACTGCGGCACTACACCAACCCTAGACAGCACCTTTGCGGTATTTGAAAGCCTGTCGTAGTTCTGGTAGGTATCATTGGTTACATTGGCCGCTAGGGTCTTTACCGCCTTGCCGTCGGCTTGCGGGAAAATAGCTTTGTTTACGGATTGATTGGCTTTCCATGCAACAAATCGGCCCATCGTGTCCGGTGCAGTGTAGAGCTTGCTAACAGGTGAAATTGCCTTCTGTGCTGTCTCTTGAAATATCCCCCTTTCTAGCCCCGACCTAATGTCGGAATCAACGATGTTTGCCGCCTTGATGCCATAGCGGGACATTTCATACATATCGCCAAGCAAAGCCTTGCGTGCTTCAGGCGAACTTGCAAGTCGTTCAATCGGGCCATATTCGGAAAGCGCAAGGCGCATTCCTTTCATCGCATTGGAATCAAACGGATTGATCCCCATGCCAGCAAGATTGAAGGCATTGCCGTAAACCTGAACCGCGTATGATGGCGGATTAAGCACGACTTTTGTTGCCTTAGACGCAGCAACGGAAGTCATGTAAATATCAGCAAGGCCATTGGAAATCAAGTCGTTGGTCATTTTTTGACCGTCTCCAACATAAAGAATGTTAAGGGCACGCTGGACCGACGGCGGCGCATAAAGACCGGACCCATCTGCATCGCTGCGCTTTAGCGCAATTTCCACAAACCCTTCCTGCGGCTCCCTTGTGGCAATCCCCATCTCTTCAAGCATGGTTTTAATGCGGGCATCGGTTGCATCCCGCTCCGTCACTCTGGCCAACCTGCTCATGGTGCCAGCCAACCTCTGTCCCGGCTGTTTAATTTCCCCAAGGTAATCTAGCAATGCAGGGCCAAGCTCTTTTTTTCTGCGCAACACCCCGTCTATTGCAGAGGGGAATCGGTTGCCGGAATCTACATTGCTTTTCTTTTTCTTATTGAGGTTATTGAGGTAGGAAATGGCAGATTGTCTAGATGCTTCCGGCGACAGTTTTTTACCAGCCACCTGCGCCACCGCCATGTTCTCCGTGGAAAGTTCCTCAATTACGGCGTTACGCTGTTTGTTTGTCGGGGAATATTTCCTGTTGGTAAAAAACTCAAACTCTCTTGTTAAGTAATCCCCCTCAGCCATTGACCTCAGTATGATTTCACGCTGGTTGGCGGCTTGCGGACTGAAACCAGAATCAATATTGGCAATCAGCTTTGATTGCAGTTCGGCAATCTTCTCGCGGGCAATGATTAGATCGGCCTCAAGCGGAGCAAGCCCATCTGGAAGCCTGTCCGTTTTCCCATTCATGAAGTTGTCAACTGCAAGTCTTGCCTTCTTTGGGTCGGCAAACTTCTTTATGCGCGAATCAACCATGTTCGCAATTCGAGAACCAAGTTCGTCTATGGCTTGAACTTCGTTCTTGTAGTAGATGGCAGCATTCTGGATTTCCTTACCAAGCGTTTTGGAGGGGGCGACGGACGCCACAATGTCTGAAGTTCTCCAATTGCTAATTGTTTCTGCGGCATTATCCCGAACACTCAATTGCTTTGCAACAGCAGCTTCGGCAAGTTCTGGAACCGAATCTAGTTCTGTAGGGGTGATTTCCCCCTTGGCAATCATGTCGTCAATTTGCTCTGGGGTTTTGTTTTTAATCTTATTCCAAAGCTTCCCACCAATCCGGCCAAGACCACCAAGCATGACATTACCGCCTGCTCCAGCCCCGCCGTATGTAAGAACTTCCTCAAATGTAGGAGGGCGGCCTTCATCAATTACACTAATGGCCGCAGCCTCCCCTGTCCCAATAGCCGCTCCGCGTGTCGCATCGCTCAATACAGCCTTACCAGCCTTAGCAACTTTTGACCCAGCACTTGCTGTTTTTACTGCACCCTTAGTTACGGACGAACCGGGAATAAGATTGATAGCACCAGCAAACAACGCACGGCCAACTGAAACATCATCTCGCCCTTCAATCTTTTGTGCAGCAATAGATCCTGCTACCCCAGACGTAAAAGCAAGGACAGGATAAGAAATACCAAATGTAAATGGCGCAAGAGCTGCACCTGCGGTTTGGCCAGAAAGTCCTATGCCAATTTCTGCGCCTACGCCAGTAGCAATCTGCCCAATAGACGGATCATCCTCGGGAGTAGACAGTGATCTCCTTTGGATTTCTGCACTGATAATACTAACAGATTTTTGGTCCCCAGCCTCCTGGGCCTGCTGTAGGGCTTCATTAAGCTGTTGGTTGGAAAATGTATTATTTTCCGGCATTACCGTTTAATATTTCTGCTACATTTTTATAGTCAACATTGCCAACATCATTTAAATTTTGGCTTGATGTATAAACTCCATAAAACTCTTCCAAGTCCTCCGGTCCAATAAGATTGCCAGTTATATTGGATTTAACACCCAATGATCGCAAGATTTGAATGGCAGATATAACATCTCCAGATTCATAACTTTTTCTCGCATTAGCAAACTGCTTTTGTTTTTCAGAAATGTCTTGCTGGAAGGCGGTTGTCTTTTTCTTCTCAGGACCAGGCATAATTTGGGCACTGCCTTCAGAAGTGTTAACAACAGTATATGCTTCACCAGTATCTGGATTTTCTACTGTATATGCGTTTGCTCGGAATGCATTATCTGGACTTGCCTTTACAATATTGCCAACTGTATTTGAAGCAATATCACTTGGAACTCCGGCATTAATAAGATCAGGCAAAAGAGTGTCCGTTTGCAACTCTCCGTCTGTGTTCGTATTGGCAGCAATAATATCTCTAACGGTTTTATTTATTTGCTCTGTTTTCTGCCTAAATCGGTTTTCATTTTCAATATCTCCAATTTGAGCCCGCCTTAATGCGTCTGCAACTGCCTGGGATTGTGCCGCAGCCTGTTGTTGTTGCATTTTGTTTTGCGCGGAAATAGCACCATACACTTCAAGCATGTCCTTTTTCTTTACGGACTCGCCATCACGAATGTTTTCCAACACCTTCATTTGCTTAGGATCTAAGCTTTCAAGAAGATATGGGTTGGCTTGTGTCATTCCTTTGACGTCGCCAGCCATAGCTGCAATTTCTTGTTGGTTTTGTTGAAACTTTTGAATGCCCTCACTGACACCAGCCAGCGCATTTTGCACTCCCGCAGCCATAGCAGCCCCGCCCTGGGCCTGCATTTGGGCACCGGTAAGCGCACCACGAAGGTAGTTAGAATAGTCTGTTGCGCCAAGTTCTGCTCGAACGCCTGATCCAAATCCGTAAGCCATTAGATAAAAGTGGGGTTAGGGGTAAACTTGCGCTCAACAATACTTGTCATCCATTTGCGGATAATCCGCTTAATAAGCGGCTTGTCCGAAATGAACTGAGCAAACTTTTCGCCGTGTTTAATATAGAGATTAAAGAACCAATTAGGTGAATTTTCAAACAACCACTGCCGGAACAAAACCCACATTGGATTCTCATTGCCAAAGACTTCGCGTGCCACCCAGCATCCAAGCTTCCCGCCAATAACACTTCCTAGACCACTTGCTAGTCCTCCAATCATAGCACCTCTAGCCTGCGCTTGAGCACCGGCAAACCCAGCCTGTGAGCCGTAAATGCTGCTTTGATAATTTGACAAGTTAGCCTGATTCTGGAGACCGAGGTTAATGCCTGCGTTGGGATCAAACAGGTTAGGACCAAGCTGTTGTCCAGCCAGTCCAGCAGCAAACTGTGAGGACGCCATGCCCATGCCCGGGGCTTGTGCGGGACGACCAAGGATAGCCTGAAAGGGGTCGGCGGCAGTGGCTTGATTCATGCCAAATGCCAACTGTCCGGTTTGCAACGCCTCAAGGCGACGGTTTCGCAAAGCCTGTTCACGGTTCAATATTTCGCTAGCAACCGTGCCCTGATCTCCTACGCGCCCACGAGACGCCCCAGCCAAACGTGCCTGCTGCTGCGCGTTACGCATTTGCTCAGGCGTAAGACGGCCAGATCGAGCAAACTGGTCTTGAGACATTTGATTAATTTGCTCAAGCAAAGCCTGCTGCATTGGATCAGCGGAACGCAAAGCCGCCGTAGCCCTACCACCCAAAGCCTCAACGTCAGCAATGTCTGCTTCTCGTTGGGCCGTTGTTAGTTCCTGCCCAATACCAGCAGCGCGACGAGAAGCCTCGTCTTGAATGTCCAGCAGTCCTGCTTGGTCTTCTGTGCCTCGCAGCAAAGTGTTAATGTCCGCAAGCTCTAGCTCCGTGTATTCAGGGCGATAGGTTTGCTCGGCCTGCAAAAGCTGACGTTGCAGCGCAGGATCGGCCATTGCTCGAATAAAATCCAAAGATGATTTCCCAGGATCAACTGGAGTTGGAGCCTCGGGAGGCTTTGGCATTCTGACTTTTGTGCACATTATAAATTAAGTTCCTTTACGAAAATGTCGGTTTCCCAGACTGGTTGATATCCAAACTTTTGCATGTGGCCGTGATATGGGGACTCTTTATTGCACATAATAATATATCCGGGGACACCCTTTTCCTCTATAAGAGTTTCGTAAGTGTTCTGGAGCTGCATAGATTCCTTTGGTCCAATCTTCTTTGAATCATGCCATAGCATTAGGACAGGAACGCTTGCCACAGATGCACACCCTACGATCTCCCCGTTCTTTTCAACGTAGTGGGACGGGTAGGAGCAACCATCGTTATCAGACCTTGCGGCAGCAAGGACGCGCTGCATGGTTTCCAGATCCTTGATCTTTCGAACTTTAGGAAGAAGACTCATTAAGTAACGTTTAGTTTGTAGGCAATAATATGTCTAGAAGAAATAATGTTTAAATGCCTTAGATATTGCCGACATTAGGTAGCAATAATGCCATGGGTGCGAAGGGCTGCAAGGATTAAGTTAATTCTTGCATTTGTAATGTTAAATGCGCCTGCTACTAACTGTGGGTCCGTGTGGTCCGTTTCACTTTCAAAATCCGTGTCAATGTAACCAGCACTAAGGCTGTTTATTGTGGCCCCCTGAGCACCTAGCACCTTAGTGCCGTTTACTTGATAGCCATTTGGGGAAGTAACATTAACAACGTTTCCAGCCGTAATGTTGTTAGCTCCAGCAATGTTGTTACTGTCATCAATGGTAATGCTAGATGATTGGATTGTATTTCCGAGGTCGCCATTTGCTCGTATGATGGCATTGTCGGTGCTACCGCTGCTGCCGCCCATTGATCCCGTGGACGTAATCTCAATGCTGCCTGCGCCAACCACAAGTCCAATTCCAGATCCGGCGGTTAGTGAACTTAAACTAAACCCACTGCCATTACCAATAAATAGCTGTCCGTTAGCGGCAGTTTCTAGTTTAGCTGCAGTAATTCCTTTATCTTTTACGATAATTTGCCCACTACCGGAAAGCTGGGTTGTATCACCATCTACTGCTCCAGACTGAAACGTAGCAGCATTAACTGCTGCATTAAGGTTCGTTGATGTAACCTGATCACCGTCAGCGTAGATGGTTCCTGTTTGGAGAATTGCCATGTTAGTATTTTAACACAATTAGTTATTGTTGAAAAGGTGGTTAATTGCCAGAGCTGCCAACCAAATTATTTGTTCCGCTATTGGTCACTATAATAGATGTGCGGCCTACGCTAGCATTTCCATAAACCTTATTGTGTGAAGTGCTAGCTCCCAAAACAATATCTTGAGGAACATTATTTGCTTGAAACGCATTGCCTTGAACAATGTTTGCAATCGAGGTTCCATCAAAAAGAACAGCCGCCACAGTAGAGCTATCAAAAGTGTTATTTGATACAACAACAGTTTTGCAATTATTAAAGTCTAATGTATAATTATTTCCGTTCATTATAAACAAGTTACTTTGAATCATAACTTGCCAAACATTTTCCATCCTTATGTTTGTATTAGTCTGATATAGACCAGGGTCATAAACGCGAGGATCTCTAGCGTCAAAATGACAATTAGAAATAAATATATTTACTGCTCTTTGCGATTGAGTTGCACTAGTGTTTGCAGTAACCACAATTCCTTCGCGGCAAGGAACTGCATAAAAAGTATCTACAACTAACCCTTCATTGTTTTGTTGATCACTAGTAAGTGCAAACGGGCTTGATTGGACAGCAACGTCAAACCAATTGCATTGCGTTCTAGTAATCATAGAGTTCACACAACGCCCGTGCAGCAAAATTCCAAAGTCCGATTCATATTCATTATCACCCTCAAGCCCCGAAAAAAAACAATCGCTAATTTCAGTATTCCAACACCATTTAATATATGCGCCGTATTCCCAGTATGGAACATTTTCTCCAGTTCCGGTTACGGTTCCGTCAGGGCCATGAGCTGCAACACGCCTTATAAGTGGGCCTGTTACTCTGTGCGTGGTGTTAATTTGATTGTCCTGAATAATTGTAATAGCGGTTCCCATTGCGTTTTTCCCGCCAACCGCTCCAGCATATAAGGTTAAATCCCTAATTTCTACAGACGAGTCCGGCTCGTAATTGCCTGTGCTACTTGTTGTTGATGTTAGTGTAAACTTTAACCCCGCATTTCCAGTAGTTACAAAATCCAAAATAACAACATTTTCACCCGCCCCAGCAATAACTAAATCTTTTGAGGCTCCAATCGTGTGATTAATCTGTGAACTAATCTTATATGTGCCTGCTGGGAAAAATATTACAGATTTTTCATTTGCCAACCCAGCGGTTATTGCTGCGTTAATAGCAGAGGTTGCGTCGTTGGTCCCAGTTTTGTCAGCATTGTATGGGTATTCAGCTACGTTAATCCAAGACAGGTCTTGCTTTTGAGTAATTTGCCCCCATGTATGTCCGTGGTTAGTGCCGCTAGTAACCGTTGGGCTTGGATAGCTTCCTCCTAAATCTCCACTAGCAGTTCCGGTCGGCGTGCGTGCATCACTAAGTCGCGAGTCGTCTCCTGCCGCAACCGTGCCAGCAGTAGTGCCAACGTCAAGCGTCGAAGAGTTGCCAAGCCCGCTGACCGCCGTGTTCGCAATAGCAATAGGCGTATTGCTCGCCGCCGTAAGACGGCCCTTGGCATCTACGGCGAAACCTCCTACTTGTGATGCACTACCATAAGATCCAGCCGAAACACCTGTAGTCACTAGCGTTGGGTCGGGATATGTTCCAGTAAGGTCGCCACCGGCTGGACCCACTGGCGTTGAACCTCCGCCAGAAGCCGTGTCCCAAAGAACATCTGTTCCGTCAGTTTTAAGAAACTTTCCTGCCTGCCCTGATTGATCTGGCAGCACTTCATTAAGATTAACCGCTGCCTCTCCAATAGTCTTATTAAGACGCAAAGCCATTGCCTTATTGTTGGCAAAATTTTCAGCCTTATCAGACCAAACAAAACCTGCTTTAATATCACTCATTCTTTAGAACTGATATTTAGGTCGGTGAGCTGGGAAGAAACTTTCAGCGATCTTACCTTGGGTCGGCCAATTCTAGGAGCTAGCGTAAACTGGCCGCTATACCCACGAATATTGCCAATGCGGCCACGCACGGAAGCATCCTCCCCAACGGCTAAGGTGTTCCCCAAAAGGTCAGAAAAAGAATCCATTGTGTTTACGGAATCTGGATTTTCTGCCTCAAACGTAATATCAATGTCCGAATCGTTAGTCTCAGAGCTTTCTGCTTGAATCTCAAAAGAGTTGTATCTCTTTCTGTCCATAGTGCCACCCGTATATTGTCGAGTGGTTACATAAGAAGGAATCTTACGGATAGAAGCAGACACTCCAATACTAGTAACCAGAAAATCGTTGTCGTCCTCCCGGTCTTCTAAAACGTGTATTCCTCCAAAAGAGTTAATTGCATACAACTTATTTAATGAACCAGCTCCCGCTCGAATTAAGTTTTCAATATCCCAGCCTTCCCCTTGGGTAGTGTCAACAGACTCCCACCCATTATTTAAAAAGTTATAAACTAATATAGTATTATTAACGGTAGAATCGTCCAGTGGGACAGAAATATAATATCTGTTGTCGTGATAAATGGCTACCGAGTTACTAGCGTAGTCTTTATTAATTCTCTTAATAATTGGATTAATAGACTCCGAAAGGGGAATGGATGCACCACGCAGGTTATATAAATCCTCGAACTTAACAGCATACACGCCGTTATCCGACAGAAAAAGAATTTGATTACCAACCTGCACAACGGACTTACGCGCCAAACATCCAACCTCTCGCGTGATTTCCTGCACAACCGTTTCCTCCAATGCCCCAGTTACGCCACGAATCAAGTGGATGGTATTCCGATTGAATACAACTAAGTTGTCCTCGGAAAACGGCTGAATTGCCACAACACGATCCGCACCACCAGACGCAATGCGATAGTTGCCATAGATCTGATCGTAGGTGTTTTGATCCAGAATGTCGGAAGCAATAATCTCATCCGTAATATTGCGAGATTCAATTGTGGGAGACCCAGAGGCTCCTGATGTCGTATAAAGGAATGGCATCCACAGCCTACGCTGGTGATAAATAGCCCACGGCGGCGCAGGCATATGGGAAAACCCGCCACCTACAGACATTGGTTTGCTTAAAACCACCGACGCGCCAGCGATGTCGTCCGCGTCAGCATAAAACTTAAACGTAGTAGGTGGGCCGGGGTCGGCGTCGGAGTCAGCATAAAACACCCGATACTCAGATAGCTCATTGAGGTTGGTGTCGCCGCGAGAAATAATCTTAACTAAATCGTTCTCTGAAATATCGTGGCCAGAGGACTCAGTGACGGTAACCACTCCACCCGAAATTGCTGTGTTCCCAGAAGTGCTATACACCAAAGGCTGGGTATAGTCACCGTTTCCTACTAACTCAAACGCCGGAGTTCCAGTTAGGTCTCCATCCCACTGCAAGGTCGTTTCGCCGTCCCTAAAAATAAAAATGTAGTTAAATGCTTGCAGCATATTAACCTTTGAGGAAATCGTAACGCCTGAAGGATAGGAAATGTCAGTAACAACTCCATCTACAAGGTTTACAAGAAAAACCTTTGAGTTTGCCGCAATCGCAATATACTCCTCATTGTTAGATGATGGGTCGGAAAACAAACACGAACCGTATGCAGCGTTAACGACATCATCATCAAGGACTGGGGGAGTTCCAGCGTCATCAAGGGTAAATGGCAAAGTAAGGGCCAATGCGTCAGTAACAAGCGAAGACCCAAAGTGCTGATGTCCCTTGCGGGTTTGCCACGCCCCATTAATGTCCATACGTCCGTTGGAGGACATCGCCACCTCGGATGGACTGAGCTGATCGGGTCGCAGCCGTGCGTTTATTCGAGAAAACGAAAAGTCTCCCTCATCAACGATGGGGTTATCAAGCGAGCCATAATTGCTATACCGAGGCATTCATTTAGTATAGCCTATGCCACAAGGGCTACTTCCGGTATTTAGCCGTTTTTTTGGCAATAGACTTGGGCTGCTTAACAAACTGCTTGCCCTTCTTCATGCCCTTGCGCTTGGCCCTATTGGTTGCGGCTTTTTCTGCGGAGGTCAAAGACTTCCATGCGGCTTCTGGCAAATACCGTTCTCCGGTTTTAAGGCTGGGCTTTCCCGAGTTGGTGCGCCACTTCTGCTTTGTCCAGTCGGCAAGACTCTTTTGCTGTGCTTTCATCGAGAAGTCTTATATCCGCCGCCCTTGGCTTTGTATTGCTTGGCCAGCATTTGGGCCTTACGAGCCGACCACTGGCCTGGGCGTCCGCCCTTACCACCAGACTTAATCGACTGAAACCGTCGCTTCCGCATTGTTGGCTTTGTATATACGCCAGCAGAGTTTACAGTAGATTTTTTAGCAGGCATTTTGTTAACAGTTCCAAGCACGCCGACTCCAATAGTTGGCGGACAGCTTGTTGCTTTTACCCTTGATGCCACCAGACCTAGCGCAATAGCTCTTCTTGCGAGCTGGCTGGCTCTTCTTAATGGTCATATTGGCATCGCCAAAGCGCACCACTTTCTCTTTTCCGTCCTGACAAGCCTTGACGACAAACTTCTTACCGCCCTTAACTTCCCTTCTAGGGCTATTACAGGGCAAATCTCTAGGGTTCTTAGGCATTGGTATAGGTATCGCCTTAAAATGGCTTTATTTGGCCTTATTGACGCTCTTCTCCTTGTTAAGTTTATCAAGGTTTTGAGACTGTTTCATAATCCAACGGACAGAAAAGATACTAACCGTAATTGATCCAAGCAACGCAGCCACTTGCAAAAGGTCAGCAGCCAGTTGAAGGACTGCAAGTGTTGATGCCCAGCTAAGGGCGTTTAGCAAGCCAATCCTGATAGTATCAAATAGCTGAATCACTTGGCGGTCCTTTGCAATGGACGTGATCCAAACCACCACATTACTGCTGTTGATGTAGCAAACACAAAGTCACCCAGAATCACAGCAACTGCGGCCTCCCCTACAAATCCCGCAGCAATAAATAGAATCAGGGAAATAACCATAGCCCATGTTAGCCCTGGACGAGTAAACGCTCTAAAGGCATCCACCATTACCCGTGTAGAAATCACCCACAAAGGAGTGTTTTCTGGAATCTCAACCGACTCTTTATCGCTTTTTAGACTTGAGTCGAAACTCTTAAACTCGGCCTCGGTAACCTTGAGGCGAGAAATAGATTCCATCTTCTTAATCTCAAGCTCAGTTTCCCAAGCCTTAGACTTTGCGTCTACTATCTTTTGAACAACTGAAAAAATGCCGCCTAAAATAGACCCACCCGCCGCACTAGAAAGAAACGTAAACATGAGTTATTTTAACACATGTTTACAACCACTCACTTACATTTTTTTCTAGGCATTGTTCGCTTTTTACCCTTGGCCTTGGATGGGCGACCAACTTTGTTTCCGTATGTTCCTTTTCCGTATGGCATTTTATTCTTCGGTTTCAGGTTCTGGCTCTTTAAGGGCCTCCAAGATATCCTTTGCATGCTGCTGTAAGGCTGCGTGCTGGTCCGCGCTTAGAGCGGCAATGCGCGTGGCAATGTATAGTTGATTAAGTTTTTCTTGAATAGTCATACAAACAATTTATAACTCAACTTAACGGTGGTTGTCAATTAGTTATTTTCCAACGCCTCAAGGCGGGCCGTGAGTTCCTTGATCGAGTTGACAAGCGCGAAGGTTAAGGCGTGTCCATTCCAGTTCAGCACTTCGGTTTCTTGCTCATCGTCCTCCTCTAGCTTAACCATGTAGCTGCCAACGCACTCAGGGAATGCGGTGATTGCCTCTTGAGCAATGATGGAAATCTTATCCTCGCCGTCATCGATCATACCGGCCTTACCGTTGTATCGGTAGGTGACGGGGCGCAGTGAAAGCACTGCGTCGAGCCCTTTTGTGTATTCACCGGTTTCGGTTTTAATACGAGCGTCGGACGCAATGGTCCAAGTGTTGGTTGATGGTTTTGCGGCGGAGTCGGTGCTCAATTGGAGCTGGTATGCAGGTGCCGTCAGGCCAATGCCGACGTTGCCGGAGTTGTCGATCCGCATCCGTTCGTTGGCTCCATTAGTTAGGAACCGTGTAGAATCAGCCGACTGCACTTCTAACCCAGTAGACGCACGAACAAAATAACCGGTGTTAAAAAAACTGATTTGACTGGTGGTTGCCATCTGAATGCCGGTGGAGTCCAGCGACATCACGGTTGAGGCTGCGCCGCTGTATGCTGCGCCGTTTACGGCAAAGTCCATTTGCGCCGTCGCGCCTCCACCAACTCGGCTTACATTGATGTAGCCCCATTCGTTTGCAAGATTATCTAGCCGCCAAGCAAGGCGCGACCCGATCCCAGCGTTGCTGTCTGCGTTCTCAAGTAGCAACGCAACAGCCCCGGCATCGTTGGCCGTGTTGGTGACGCTGAGCTTTGCTGCCGGTGACGCCGTGCCAATGCCGACGTTGCCCGAGCTGTCGATCCGCATCCGTTCGCTTCCAGCCGTTGTCAAACTATCTAAGCCACCATTACCCGTTGATCCGGTATAAAATACTAAACCTGTCGGCATATCAGAAGCGGAATTAAAAGTTCCTTCAGATATCCCCGACATAGATGCGGCATAATCTACATTCGCCAATGTTCCATTTGTGTGATTTCCGCCAAAATAAACTGTGCCTAGCGTATTTGAAGAACCAATAGCAGCATCTGTTCTATTTTTTACAAGTGCTAATTTTCCGCTAAATCCTTGGGATGCATTATTATCGGATCGTTTTCCTATATTGATAATTGCAGGGGAAAATCCAGAAGCAGAACTATCTTCAATGTATAAACCACCAGCAGCTGCGGTTCCAGAAATGGACAACTTACTCCCGGGTGCCGTCGTGCCGATGCCGACGTTGCCGTTGTTGAGAACAGACACCTTTGTTGTGCTACCGGTTAGTAGCAGTAAATCGCCACCAGCTCCTACTGCGCCAATCTGCATATTGCCCGAAGAGTCGAGTCCAAGTCGTGCGACGCCGTTAGAGTAGTAATTCGTATTAGTAAAATCGAGGAACGTCCCCGATGTGCTCGTGCCCTCCATTAATGATGCAACCGCTTCGGTTGCTGCTACGGTTAACGCTCGTGCTGGTGACGACGTCCCCACGCCGACTTTCGCACCGACAAGATTTAGAAGATCTCCTCCCGTTGGTGTGCCTAGTTTTATTAGGTCATTAGCTTTATTGCCAACAATGTAAGGGCGACCCGGCGCGGTGCTCCAGTTGAGTGACGAGTCGTCGGCTAAATTAACGTTGCCGCTATCATCTATCGCTACCCCTGAGTTTTGAACCAGTTTCCCGGTCGTGCCGTCGTATCGCACAACAGCATTGTCGGTGGATGACGCCGGGCCGACTATGTCGCCGCCCAAGAACCGAGAGTCGTCGCCTGCTGCGACCGTCCCTGCGGTGGTGCCTACGTCCAAAGTTGCCGAGTTGCCAAGACCAAGGTTATCTCGTGCATCAGACGCATTGTCAGCCCCCGTTCCACCATTAACAATGGGCAATACGCCACTAATATTATTCAGGGAGTCTGGTGTATCCAGAATGAGGGTCTTAAAAACGTCCATTTTACAAATAGTTCAACTCTTGCATTTCAAGCACAGCATCCGTGCTTGCTTCGCGAATAGCCTTAACCTTGGAAACCATCTCCCGCGTCCAATAAACAGAACTTCCTGCGGGCATACGATAACCAAGTGAAGCGGTCGGATCGGTGGTGCCATCCATCGTTACACGAATTGCAGCATCATTAACCTGAACAAGCACATGCGTCGTGCCAGAGTTTAATGTCCAATCCAACACCTGCTCCGCCGTAGAACTGATTGTGTTCTGCCGGTGGGTGGTGGCGTTTTGGGGGATTGCCTGAGATGGCGTATTAACAATTCTTGCGTTAGGCATGGTATTAAACAGTAAAGGGTGAAGCCTGCACGGCAATAGTTGATCCGCCACCGTGAAACATCTTAGCCGAATCGGCCTGGCGAGCAGACCAAAAGCCGTGGAATCCAGCCACAAACTCATGGCCGTTAGACGCAGAGGGGTCTGACCCATCGAAGGTAACCATAATGCTATTGTTCCCGTTACCCTGAACATCAACATAAACAAACTTCGTATTTTCGTCATACCAAGTTGTTGCAAACTCAACAACGGTTGAAGAAACTACTAAACGTTCATCCGTTCCACCTTCAGTGGGAACAGGATAAAGATTAACTGAAAAAGTATTAGGCATAGTATTAACGAGATTGGCGAGAAACGTAAGTTGAAATTCGACGATATAAAGCGTTATTGTTCCTCTGAGTTTCTGCTTTATCCAATTCTATCAAAAGGTATTGCTGCGCTACATTTTCTTCAGCAATGGCCTTGTCAATTTGACCATCCATCCGCAAGAAGTCTGCATATGCTGCGTGAGCTATATATTCAAAAAACTCCGACGGGATGTTGGTAGATGAATCTGAATATGGGCCTTCCCACTTTTTCAAATAACCCACCCAAAATCCGCTAAGTTCTGTGTTGTTGTGTATTACATTAGCACCGTCGCTATCAACCCAAAACTCATACTCAATAGCAGAGTTAATGTTTAGTGGGTTGCTGCTCCAAATACGATTAAAGCTATCAATCTCAGAAACGCTATTAGCAATCACTGTTCCAGATGGAGTATAGGTTTGGGAACCACTTCCGCTGGAAAGCTCATAGGTAAACGTGTCGTTGTCCACCGATCCGGTGCTAATTGACAAAACTTGATGACTGCCATTTGCAGATGCATCTAGATCGGCAACAGTAACATACATGCCCTCGGCAAAATTAACAGTCGTATTGCACCTAATTGTAACTATCGTGCCAGAGCGAGACGCCGCTTCAATAGTATATTGCGTAGGCGTAAAAGTAGTTGCAATAAGATTGTTAACCGCTGGCCGGGCCTGTGCACCCACAATGTAGCGCGGCCAAACTTTGTTTTGTCGATAAGCCTGATATGCCCTGCGATTTACAAAGTTAAGGATGCTCCCCTTTTCGCTAGGGTTAAAGTTGCTTACACCAGAAAGCGAGCTTATTAAGGAGTAGAGGTCACTATACGTCCGGTCGGTCATATTTTGTTAGGAGAAAGATGTGGAAACTTCTTTTGATAATACTTCATAAACTCCTTGGAGTGGACCTCTTTGGCTCCGTATTTTTGCTGCATACGAAAAAACTCCCACTCAGGAATTACTCCAATGCAACGACCCAAACCCGGCACCTCTCTTTGATTTACCAACTCCTTTGCCTGTTCCGCAGCCTGCGCCTCCTTAGAGCGTTCAATTTCTTTCTTAAACTCTAGTCCCGTAGTAAGCTCACGCATCAAGGCGCGATTAATTTCTCCGTCGTGATACTTAGGGAATGACGTAATTAAATGCATAATAATAGGGCTACCCCGAAGGATAGCCCCATTATAACATGTAAGTCTAGTAGTTAGATTTACGCAATAGCGGTGATCTTACCGTGAGCACCAGGGTGCTTGACCAACAGCGACAGGGTGGTGTCAACGTAACCACGCTCACCGCCACCTTGATTCGGAAGGCGGGTCGAACCAAGACCGATCAACTCGGAAACGCCGTAGTAGTCAGGATTGATGAGGTAACCCGTGTCCTTGTTCGACGTGTCAGGGGCGCAGTCAGGGTTCATGTTAACAATGCTCACCATACCGTGATCAGACTCATACATCTCAACAGAGAGTTTGATGGTCTTGGAATCAGCAGTCTGGGTAACCTGACGGTAAACCGCGTTGGTCGATCCAGAGGTGCGAGCATAGTCAGCAATAACCCGACGAAGAGCAGTGTCAGCAACCAAGGTGAGGTTGTTGGTGCTGCCAGTCACCCGGTAGATGGACGTGATGAGGTCGTTAAAGCCGCTTTCGGTCAGGGAGCCACTGCTGTGGATGGAATCCGCAGGGGTGCGGTAAGCAGCAGGAACGTCAGTCGGACCAGCCGAATCAATCCAGCCACCAAGGCCGCGCAGGCCATAAACGACGCCAGCACCATTTTCAGCCGTGCGATCATTTGCGGAGCAGAGGGTAGCCTCTACGTCGCGCTTGAGTTCGCGGGCAGACTTAGCTTCGGCCTCAGCAATCTTAGCCGGTCCAACGGACTCAACGGCATCCTGCAGGTCCGAAACCATGAAGTCACGGCGGAACTTTTGCACGTAGTTGCCGAGACGGGCGCGGCCACTAAACTTGTCGGTAAATCCATTCGCGGGAACGTCAGCACCCTCGGCAACACCCGTGGTAACAGGAGCAGCCAGCGAATCAACCGTCCATTCAACGAAGGTGGCAGTTGCTTTGCTTTTGGGAGCAGACGAGAGAACAGGAGTCTCCTCGGGAGCGAGGATCGTCAGGATGTCGGTGAGGTCTTCACGATTGGAGACCCCAGAACCAGGATTAGTGGTGTCGTAGGTATTTGAAAAAGCCATGATTATAAAGTAAAATTATTTACGCTTAGAGTGTTGAAGAGTGCGGAGAGCTATAAAGTCCTGTGTAGCACCTGAAGTTGAGAATCGTTGTTGGACATCTTTCACTGCTTTAGCAGCGCGAGGTTCTGGCTGCTCGCTTTGAGCAGTGGAACTAATCGAGATGGACGGAGGAGTGATTCTTGCGCTAGGCTTTGTCTGATTAACTGGCTTACGATTATAAATGGAATTAGCAGCGTGAGCTATCATATATTCCATATACGGTTCCAGATCAGGCACCTTCTCTACGGCCTCCTTAATCAAGGGGCTTTCGCGAAGGGATTCAAACTGCTTTCGCACATCATTATCCTCTCCATCAATCCAAGAAAGCTCGGACTTAATAGCCTCAGAAAACTGCGCCTTCATATTAAGGCGTTGCTCTTTAGCCTGTAAATCCTGCAATCGTGCAGGCAAAAACGTCTTACGGGATTTTTGGGAATCTCGCAAAACCTTTCGCACCTGAGCCTTTGTGATCTCTTGGTTGCCATTGTATGCAACAACATCATCTGCTGCCAGATGGTCGTTGTTCCACAAAATGTCTTCCGCCCATTCAATAGCTTCGTCGATTTCGCTGGCTTTTGCCTGCAAATCTTCAACGGTATTGATGTCAGAAAAGGGGTTGTTTTCAACCTTCTTAACTTCCAAGGGATCTTTTTGGCTTTCACGACTTTGCATTTCCTGCTTTAAGGCATTAAGCTGTTCCTCGGCTTGCTTACGCTTTGCGGTAAGCTCACCAAATCTAGCTACTGCTCGGCTCCCTAGCTTTTCGGCTAGTTCACGAAGCTCGGCCTCTGACATGGATTCTAGGTCGATCTCGCTTTTAGAAAGAACTTCTTCTTCGTCTTGGCTTTCAAGCTGACCCTCGTTGACGATTTCCGCGTTAGATTCGTCTTGAGGCTCTGGAGCAGTTTCCTCCTCCACCTGTTCTGCCTTAACTTCCGATTCTTGGGGTTCTGTATTAATCTCCTTAGTAAACACTTTAGGTTCACCAGAAGGCTTTCCATTACCGCCTTTGCGATGGAGTGCATACATTCCAAACGCAAGATTATCTGACTGTTCCGCTGGACTTGGTTCACCCGCAGCGTTGGGTGTTAGGACTTCATTAGACATAGTTATCAACGCTCTCTTTATACGCCTGAGCGATTTGCGATAATGACATTATAACAGTCATTTTTATTGCTTTACAAAAAAACAAAAAAATAATACTTTTATTTATGAGTTCTAATACCCCTAAGCAATCAGCGCACGATTGGACCGCTCCAGAACATTGGAACGTAGCCAAAACAATGGATCGCGTTAAAATTAAAAACAACGAGCACCACGCAAAGCTATACCCGTTTGGGGAGCTAGTGATTAAAGAGCATCCTATTTTTCAATACTCACGGAGAAATCCTCCAGCGCATGTATTAAAAAGTATTTAGTGCGTCTTTTCTGCGTGCCGAAACAGTATACTTTCGGCGTTAGACATTTTAAGGATTTGGTCGTATGCCAGAATCTGCCCAGAGATTTGCTGAACCTTTTCAGTTTCTGCATCAAACAGGGCCGCAATGCAGGACTCGCGCTCGTCTTTAATTGATTGCAGAAAGTCTGCAAACTGGGAAACGTGGGAAAGATGATCTAATGATTGTTCTAGTGACATTATTGAGCGTATTTACGAACCATTGAAGCAAGGTTGAGTGCGCGTCCCTTTACCTGACGAGCCCACTTGCTATCAAGCATTTCACGCGCTGCTACGTTGTAATCCTTTTCCATAAGAGCAGCTTTAGTTTTTTTAAACTTTCCTAGTTTAGTCAAACCTAGATTGAAAGACATATCAATTATAGCCTTCTTTACGTCGGACGGCTGCTCATCAAAGTTCGGTAACCACTTACGAGCATCGTTAAATGCTTGGGTAATAGACTCATTATAAAGACGTTTAATTTCCGGCTCGGTTAGCCGAACCTTTTTGTCAACTAGGTCTTTCACGTTATAACCCATCTTCCTAATAATCCGCTGGTTATGAGGCTGTGATAGGTTAAATCCAATACCAATAGTAGGCTTTTTCTCACTATCAAGATAGGCATATTGCCTAACTCCTTCGTGTTGAGCAATTTGCCTATATAGGTCTTCAGAGAATTTCTTTTGCTGCGGGCTTGCCCGATTAGCTATCTCATTGTAGTTGCCAACATCAGGCATATTAACCACCCATACTTTGAGTGTTAACATCGCCCATGGCAGCAGGAGTAGTCCCAACGCGGCCAATTTGCGCGTTCTGAGCTTGCTGCTGCTGGAAGGTATATTGAGCAGCATACTTCTGAATACGCGCTGAAAATGCTTCATCATCTTGTAGACGTTCAGCAACGTCAGGCTGTTGGGTGTATTGTTGGATGACTTGCAATGCGATTTGAGCACCATTTGGTCTAGCAGGCATTTCAATGCCTGCAAAGATTTTAGTTAGGTCATCGGTAACAAACTTCACAATTTGCTGCTGGGCCTCTTCTACGGGCTGCAATACGGCGTCTGCTGCAATAGGATCAATAGCATTTGCCGCAATATCAATAAGCGCGTCTGGGTTAATCCGACCATTTCGGTCAAGCTGAATCAAGCTAACAAGCTGATTAAGTTTTGACTCTTGAGTTTCGGGGTCAGCATTAAGCACGTCGTAGCCAATCACAATGTCGTAGTTCTCATCAGGATCACCCTTATCAAACTCCATGGGGTCAACAACTCCGGTGACACGGAAAAACACTTGGTCTGGCCCAAACCGTTGGTAGCACTTAAAGGACATTTTAATCACCTCTTGGACGTGGGCCAAGAACTTGTCCAAAATAAACTGCCGCTTAGTGGCAGATGCTGGGTCGGTCTGACCAAGACCAACCAACTCATCAGCAACCTTTAGGAGCGTTTGCTCCATTTCCATAGAACCTGGGTTGTATTGTGGCTGTGGACCAAACTGAAACTCTCCACCACGGCGATATGGAACAAACCGGCCAGGCCCCCAGTCGCTAGGAGCATTGCCAACGGGGTGCATAATCGGAGGCATCGTAGCCATTGAGTTGCGATCAATACGGCTGTCCCGCTCAATTTTGACCTGCCACTGAATGCCACGCAGAACATCGGCCATGCTCTGGACATCGTAAAGACGTTTAGACGCTTCGCTAATACGAGTCACTACCACGGGATAATCTTCGTAGCCGTTCATCAACTCAAACTTGGCATATGGTTTTGTTTCTTCAATTTTAGAAGAAAGCTCACGATGGAACACCGTGCAGTAGATGCCTTCAGAGTTATCAATAGGGTCAATCAACCGTTGATAGCCATAAATAACTTCAA